AAAGGTACAGCTGTAAGCGCTTCAAATCCGCTATACACAGTATCGATTTTAATCAATAACCTAACACCTATTTCAGGTGATGTAGCAAGCATTAATAGTGCTTCGATTTCATTTACCTGTAATTCAACAGTAGTACAAACTACTACAGGAACATTCTAAGGAGCATAATGGCAAAGCTAAAGATAACAAGGGCTAACGGCGAAGTAACCGAGCACAAAATTACGCCGGGTGTTGAATACGCTTTCGAGATCTCTAAAGGAATGGGCATATCAAAGGCTCTACGCGAAAATGAAAAGCAAAGCGATATTTTCTGGCTAGCTTGGGAATGTCTGCGTAGAGCTAATGTAACTGTACCTACCTTCGGACCAGCCTTTATCGACGAATTAGAAAGCGTTGAAGTACTGGACGAAGAAAAAAAATAACACAGCGGGATTCGATTACCTACACGATAGCGGCGCTATCGGTGGAATTAGGGATACCGCCTAAAGAGTTTATAGATATGGATCCACAAATGCTTGAAGCAATTATTCAAGTATTACGAGATAAAGCTAAGGAGATTAAAGATGCCAGTAAACGTATCAGGCGTTAAACAACTCCAGAAGGCTTTAAGAGAAGTAGATCCTAAGCTAAATAAAGAGATGACTAAAAATATCAGGGTTGCGATGTTAGAAGTTCGCAATAAAGCGCGTGGATACTTACCAGCTCAGAGCGAGGTACTAAGCGGCTGGAGTAAGGCAACAGCTTCTACCGAAACCATGAAATATCGAGCCTTTCCACCTTATGACTATGTGATGGCTAGAGATGGAATCATTTACTCAGCTGGTCAGAATAAACGTAACATGTCTGGATTTAGAGCTTCATTTTACGTAGCGAACACTAAAGCGCCCGGAATGATTTTTGAATGGGCAGGCCGCTTAAATAAGCCAGCAGGTGATGGATCATTAAACCCCAACGCCCCAGCGCAATTTAATTCGGCAGCTGAAATGTTAGGAAGCATGAGAGGCCAGGGTAAACAGCGTGGCCGCTTGGTATATCGCGCTTGGGACGAAACCAAAAACAAAGTTATACCAGCTGTGGTAAACGCTATCGATACTGTGGCAGTACGTTTTAACAAAGATACAGCATTAAAGAAGGCCGCGTAATGGCCAATATATTCGTATCGGCAGTTAGCACCTTTGATAATAAAGGATTAAGAAAAGGCCAGAAGGAAATCTCGGCCTTTGATAAATCGCTTAAAAAATTAGCAAAGACTTTCGCAGTTACCTTTGGTGCAGCTGCAATCTTAAAGTTTTCTAAAACAGCCATTAATGCGTTTATGAAAGATGAAGCGGCGGCTAAGTCCTTAGCAGTACAGCTACAGAATATGGGCTTCGGCTTTGCCACTACTGAGGTAGAGCGCTACATAGCCAGCCTAGAAAAAAGTACTGGTGTGCTCGATGATAATCTTCGCCCGGCGTTACAGACTTTAATTACTGCGACAGGTTCATTAACTCAAAGCCAAAGAGGATTAACTCTAGCTTTAGATATAAGCGCGGCTACTGGTAAATCTGTTCAGGAAGTAAGTACGGCACTTGCTAAAGGATTCTCTGGCCAGACTACAGCGCTATCTAGATTAGGCGCTGGTATTGATAAAGCCACCTTAAAAACTGGCGATATGAATAAGATAATGGTGTTGCTAGAAAACAAGTTTAAGGGTCAGGCACTAGCGCGTTTAGATACATACGCTGGAAAGATGGACTTGTTACAGGGTGCGGCGGCTCGAGCTTCTGAAACTATCGGTAAGGATTTACTAGATTCTATCTCAGTACTTTCAGGGGAAAACGGTGTGCAAGGTGCCGCCGATTCTATGGAAAACTTTGCTACTTACATTGGTAATGCCGTATATGGCTTATCTATTTTAATTGCACAAACTAAAGAATTAGCTGGAATTAATAAAGATAAAGATAGTTTTCTAAACAAGTTCCTAGAATTTCAACTTACAGGCGGAGTAATAGGCTTAGCGGTTAAAGGATTATCTAATAAAGGTGCGGCGGCTAAAGCCGGACAAACTCAGGCGAACGTCGGCGGATACGGCGGTATTCCTACAGCTATGGAACAAATCCGAATGAAGGAATGGTATGCAATTAAAAACGCGGTGGCTTTACGTAAGCAAGAAAATGACTTACTAAAGAGAAAAACAGCTGTAGATCAATTAAAAGAAAAGTTTGATTTAGAGCGTATTGGAATCCAAGCCGCTTTATTAGCAGCTACAGATGAAGAAACTAAATTAAGATTAAAAGCCCAATTAGCCATATTAGACAATAATGAAGCCCAAGCTAAAAAGTTATTAGCTGAGATGGAAGCGGCAGAAGCATTAAAGAAGTTAGCCGAGCAAGCGGCCGCAGCTGGTAAGAGTATTACCGAGTTCGCTTTAATACAGGTTAGATCTTTAATAAATAGAATTAATGCACAAATAGAAGCTATAAACATGGAGTTCGGAATGCCTAAAACTACTTCTGCTCCTAGCGGTCCGGGTAATGGTCCTAATATCGCTGGCTCTGCTCTTGATTCAGCTTCTAAGTTCACTCAAACAAATCCCCTAGCTGGCACCTATTACGGTGAAACTGGTCGAGATATGCCAAGTTATTTAGCAAGTTCGAATGTAACTGTGAATATAGATGCGACAAGTATGGTCGATAGCGATCGTATGGTCGATGTAGTTCAAAATGCTTTCCTAACTATTCAGCGACAAGGCGGCTCGACAGTGCCGGCAGGTGCCTACTAATGGCCGTGCCTACAGTAAACGCAGTTATTAACTTCTCAACTGGTCCGGCTTTCGCGCAAGCGATGATCTTAGATCAAGGCATACTAGGTACTAACGTATTAGCAGATTCGGCAGCTGTAATCGTGGACGTATCAGATCAGATTAACAGGATCGAAACCAGGCGCGGTCGTAATGCTTTAGCAGATCAATTCCAAACAGGCACGCTAACCCTTCGGATAGTAGATCAGAATGGCGACTTCAACCCACAGAATGTATCCGGACCGTATTACGAGTTACTAACTCCTATGAAAAAGGTTCAGATAACAGCTACATTCTTAGGGGTTACCTATCCGATCTTCTCTGGATTTATTACCTCTTATGTAACTACTTACCCTAAAGAAGCCGATGCCGATGTCGCTTATACGACTATCCAAGCTGTAGATGCTTTCAGATTAGCCCAAAATGCTCAGATCAGTACGGTTACTGGAGCCACCGCCGGTAACTTATCTGGCACTCGTATTAATCAGATTTTAGACCAAATCTCATGGCCTGCAAGTATGCGCGATATAGATGCTGGATTAACTACGATGCAGGCAGATCCCGGCACTAACCGTACTTCTTTAGCCGCTATGCAAACTGTTACAGATAGCGAATACGGCGCGTTATATGTAGATGCGTCGGGCTCTTTCGTATTTCAAGATCGCAACGTTACCGCTGGATCTATAGGCGCAACACCTACAGTATTTACAGACACCGGCGCAGGTATTCGCTACTCCGATGCGGCGTGGATTCTTAACGATGTATTAATCTTTAATAAAGCCACCATCACTCGAGTAGGTGGCACGGCTCAAGTAGCCCAAAATGCGGCAAGTATTGAAAAGTATTTCCTACATAGTTACTTCTTAGATAATTTATTAATGCAGACAGATGCCGTAGCGCTAGATTACGCCCAAGCCTACGTAGCTAGTAGAGCCGAAACTTCTATTCGTGTAGATGCTATTACTTTAGATTTATATACTCCTAATTATGATGCAGGCATAATCGCCGCTTTAGATCTAGAGTTTTTCGATCCGATAACTGTTAGCACTGCTCAACCGGGTGGATCCACGCTAACTAAAACACTACAGATTTTCGGCGTTGCTAACACAATAACACCGAATAGCTTCAAAACTACATTCACTACTTTAGAGCCAGTATTAGATGCGTTTATATTAAATAATTCTGTTTACGGCACTTTAGACAATAACGTACTAAGTTACTAAGGAGGAAAAATGGCAACACCACTAGGCTTTAAGACTTTCGCCACAGGTGAAGTATTAACGGCCGGCGATACTAACGGTTATTTAATGCAAGGTATATGGGTATTCGCTAGCGCCGCCGCTAGAGATGCAGCTGTAACCTCACCGCAAGAAGGTAACTTCGCATACTTAAAAGATACAAACGTAACCACTTATTACACTGGTAGCGCTTGGACTAATTTAGACACTACAGGCATGGTAAATCCCATGACTACTACTGGCGACACAATTTATTCTTCTAGCGGATCTACTCCAGCTAGGCTCGGAATTGGAAGCACTGGACAAGTCCTCACAGTGGCGGCAGGTATCCCAAGTTGGGCTTCACCTGCAAGTGGCGGTGGAATGACTTTAATTAACACTGGTGGCACTACTCTTACTGGTTCATCAATTACAATTAGTTCTATACCTACAACTTACGTAGACCTAAGATTGATTATAGAAAACTTCCGACCAGGTACAGACGGCGCTGCTTTATTTATACAATACAACAGCGATACTGGCTCAAGTTATAGAAATGGTAGTTACACTGACACTTGGGCTGTAGGTTCTGCTAGCACCTGGGCATCAACCGCTAATCAAATTAGCCCAGATACAGATAACGGCACATCAAACGCATCTATAAATGTATATATGCCAAACTATTCTAGTGCTTCAACTTGGAAACCTAATTACTGCACAAGCATTGTTAATGATAATGCAACTCCATCTAGTTTTAGAGGTTTGTATTTTGCAGTTCCTTTCAAGGCATCCGCAGCCATAACTTCATTAACATTAACACTAAACACTGGAAGTTTTACATCAGGAACAGCTTATGTATATGGAGTTAAATAATGAATAAAATACAAATAAAAGAATATAATTGTGAAACTGGCGAAGAAATGGTCAGAGATGCCTCTGTAGAAGAAATAGAGAACATCAAAGTAATTGCTGAAAATTATGAAGCACGCAAAGAAGAACTGGCAGCAAAAGAAGCAGCACGCCAAGAAATCCTTAATCGTCTTGGCATTACTGAGGACGAAGCAAAATTACTACTCAGTTAAAACTTACCTCTCATAACGGCTGGAAAGCTTCTAAAGATCCAGCCGAGATAGATATTAAGAGTTATCTAGTACCGGGTACGAAGGTTAAATTACGGTGCGCTAGCGCCTGCGCTCCCCTATTGATCGGTTTCGCCGCTGAGTTTCATAAGCTGATAGAGCCAATAGATGAAGGCGCCCTAGATGATTGGGGCTACGCCTTTCGCCCTATTCGTGGACAAACTGAGAAGCTAAGTAATCATGCTTCGGGTAGTGCGATCGACCTTAACGCACCTAAACACCCATTAAACGCGATCGGTACTTTCCCACCTGAGAAGGTGCCAATGCTTAAAGCTCTAGCTAAGAAGTACGGCCTGCGATGGGGCGGCGATTACTTACACCGTAAAGATGAGATGCACTTTGAAATCGATTTAATGCCAGAGAAAGCCTCTGCATTAATAATCAAGTTAGGACTAAAACATGAAATATAAGCAAGTGTTTTTATCATGGCTTAGGGCTTCGCTAGCTTCGGCTGGTGCTTTATTTATGGCAGGTACTACAGATCCTAAAACTCTGGGTTATGCCGCTATCTCTGGATTTATCGGGCCTGTATTAAAGTGGCTTGATACTTCGGCTACTGATTTCGGCCGTACTAAGTAAATGAACGCTTCGGATTGGGCTGGTATAGCTGTAGCATTTTGCACTCTTACCGTTGCCTATGTCGGCTCAATCCGATGGCTAGTAAAGCATTACCTAATGGAGCTTAAGGAAAATAATGGCTCTACGATTAAAGATGCCATTAATAGGCTAGAAGAAAAAACAGAAGTGCTATACGAGATGATGCTCCACAAAGACTAAGCCTTCTTCTGCGCAAAATACAGCTCACGTTCGGCTTTCCTCACGGCCCAAGTTTTACGATCCCCTTCGCCCATAGTTAATTGAGGCGCTGGCACCTTCGGCTTATTCAGCATTTTACTTACAGCTAGATCTTTAGCGATTAACTCTAGAGCTGTAGGTGGGGTGGCTAACCTAGAGGCTGGGCTCTTTAGCCAATCCTCATTTAGCATATAAAGATCATACGCTCGAGTAACTTGGGCAAGAAGCGCCCCTATCTGATTACCGTTTACCGTAATTTCAAACTTCTTTAAGTTAGTACCCAAGCGATCGCCCGGCTCACTTTGGCTCATAATGAGTAGAAGATCGCCCGGGTTTATTACTGCCTCGTTTTCACCGAACACGTAAGCGGCCATAGTGGACTTAAAGTTCACCTCAGACGTAGCCCTAATGCGGCCCGAGCTGTTCATAAAATCCCCAATGATCCTATGTCCGGTGTGTCAGTGCTTGCATTTTGTCAGTGCTAGCACTTACCATTTAGCCAGATCGGTATCGTAGGGATACAGATCACACTCGGGCAAGGGGTTTTACCGAAAATCAAATACTCTCAGGATTTTGATAATCCGCCTTTCTACATTATGTAAAGTTGGATTATCGGCGAATCCCCTGTATTTAATTGTTTGGTTTAACCCTTATCGATGAGTGTATATCGAAAGGGCTACGTAAATGAACGATTTCGAAGTGCTAGCACTCATATTGTGCTTGCTCGTCGTATTCACAGCATCATTCATGCTCGGATACAAAGAAGGTAAAGAAGATGGAATAGCAGCTTCTCTTAAATGGCGTAAGAATGTTGAAAAGGCGGCCCGATGATGGGTCAAATAACTAGAGCAGAAGTCGGTCGCTATTGCGATTACTGTAAAGGCCGCTGGGGAAAAGCGAAAGACGGTTCGCTGAATGAGAAGGCAAGACGGCAGGCCGTCGTTATTGTTACTAGCACCATTACCCGATCAAAGGGAATCGAGCGAGCGTACTGCGAAACATGCAGAGCTGAAAACTCTAGATGGCCCGATGGCACTATTTGGCCCCTTAGCGAGCAGCTTAATTACGCACAGGCGGCCTTCAATGAGTAACTTCTTAGAAGGCTATGAAGATGTAGCCACACGAATCCGCCGAGTACACGATAACTATCCCCTATGTCGCTTTAACATTCGCGACCTTGCTATCGATTTTGATAAAGGCTACTGCTACGCAGTTACCGAGATCTATCGAGATGCTAACGATGAACACCCGGCAGCTGTAGATGTCGCCTTTGAAGCTCGTAGCGATAAAGGTGTTAATCGTGATTTCTGGGTAGAAAACTGCATCACTTCAAGTTATGGCCGCAGTGCTGGGTTATTACTTGGATCAGATAAGCGCCCAACTAAACAGGATATGGAAAAGGTAGAGCGCCTTAGCTTTACGGTATCTGAAGTAACGGGTGCAGATAGTTTAGGTACTTCTTTAGAGCTGATAAAGGACAAGCTAGGCGGATCAGAGATTGAAGAAGCGCCTATCTGTAATCACGGCCATATGATCTTCAAATCCGGTAAAGCTAAAACTACTGGTAAAGAGTGGCGTGGCTATATGTGCACTGAAAGAGTTAAAGATAAACAGTGCGCCCCTATCTGGCAGAAGCAGATGAATACCGGCAGCTGGTACACACCAAAGCCAGAGCTCGCGGATCACCTGTAATGGGCTTCGCCGAGATAGTTCGAGGCGGATTAGTTACTCGCTTTAATGATGATGGATCTACTACCACTACCCCAGCTCGACGGTGCGATCACTGTGGCCAAGATCGATTAGATATCGGTGGCCGCACGCATGATTGGCCCGATGGCGGCTGGGATTGGTGGTGCGCTGAGTGCATCAAATAATCAAGGTAATACTGGATTATTCACAGGAAGTACAGGCGCACACAGTAGGACTAGATCG